AGGCCATCGCCTCGGGTGACCCGGCGGCCCTGACGGCGCTGTCGAACGAGCTGGACGCGGTGGGCGGGTCGCTGGCGGCTGCGGTGGCGGCGAACACGCCGGCGGAGGGCTGAATGGGCGCTCCGAGCGAGACGCAGGCTGCTGCCGCGCTGATCCTACTGGACCAAGCGCTCGGCATCCTGCCGAACTACCCATCGAGCGCCACGGCGACGCAGGTGCTGGTCGTGGGAATCCTGGTGGGGCAGGCGAAGTCACTCCTGTCGGCCGAGTAGGTTTCCCGTGAAACACGGCTCCCGCCAGCGGAACCTCGCGGGTGCGGCCGAAGCGTCGGCCCGGTAGCGGCGGGAACGGGCGGACGAATACCCGAAGGGAGAGCACGATGGGCGGCTGGTACGGACCACTTGACCACGACGCAATGGACCGGATGTGGAAGCGCATGGTGGAGCACAACCTCGAAGCCAACAGACGCTACAACGCCGAGGTTTTCGACGCCTACTGGTTCAACAAGCCAGCGGCGGTCCAGTGCCCCCCACCCGACATCCGCAAGCCCGACCCGGAGCCCATCCCGTTCGAGCTGCTACGCTCGCGGACCATCCACACCCGCACCGCCACGCATGACGTGTACGAGCGGTACGAGCCGGTCGGCGGGATGCTGATCCTCATGTCGGTCGAGCGGGTTCCGTGGTGAGCGACGCCCCGCACGTCCCCACCGCGGAGGACTTCGCACGGGCGGACGAGGCGCAGCGCGAGCGGGCTATGGCCGACCAGCGCATCGCGTTCCTCGAGACGCAGCACTCGAAGATCACCGGCGGCCTGAAGCTCGACGGAGGGCTGCCCGAGGGGTGGACCCAGTGCCATTGGCACGGGATGGGGAGGTGCGTGGATGGCAGGACCGGGCAGCCGGCGGTCGTCGGGACCTGCGAGTTCTGCTTCCGCGCGCTCCAGAAGGCCAAGCTCGAACGGCCCGAACTGTTCATCGAGCAACCCGGACCCGAGGGGCCGAATCCTGTGGAACCCGTGGACCGCGATGGTCAAGGGAAGGTGGCCCGTCTGGATGCAAGCGTCATCCTCGATGCTCGAGGGCGGGTGGCGCGAGTTGCGCGCCCGGATGGGGTGGACGCCGACACAGTTCGCCGTGATGAGGACCCGGCCGGAACTGACCGAGGAGCAGATGGCGAGGCTGGTCTGGAGGCTTGGATTGAATCGCTCGCTGCTGATGGACAAGATGGCCGATGTGGCGAGGTACCGGGCGCGTGACCTGGGGAGACGGCCGGAAGGACCGCTCGACCCCGAGCGGATCGAACAGTTGAGACGCGAAGCGCGTGAGAACCCGATGGGACGCAGGCGGAAGGAGCGGGGATGAACAAGGCGATGCTGTGCGGCACGGTCGGTCGTGATGCGGAACTGCGGTACACGCAGGGCGGGACCGCCGTGCTGTCGTTCTCGATGGCGACCGAGCACCGATACAAGAAGGGCGAGGAGTGGGTCAAGGCCACCGACTGGCACAACATCGTCCTGTTCGGGGGGCTCGCGCAGTACCTGCACCCCGACCTGACCAAGGGCGCCAAGGTCACCGTCTCCGGCCGGATCACCCAGGACCAGTACGAGAAGAACGGCCAGAAGGTGTACACGACCAAGATCAACGCCGACGAGGTGGTCCCGCACGTCCGCTCGTCCAAGGGCGGCGGCACCGTCCGTTCGCAGGCGATGAGCGCGCCGACCGACGGCGACATCGACTTCGGCGACGACCCGGACGCCGACATCCCGTTCTGACCATGCCCGAACCGACCAAGAAACCCACACTGAGGGAGTACCACCGTGGACGCAAGCAATCTGCTGTACCCGCTGGCGGTGCTGGTGGGGATGGGCGCGATGGCGCTCGCCCACTGGATGACGGAATCGAACTCGAGGTGGATGATGCAGTACTCGAGGGAGCAACTGGAGGCGGCGAGGGCGCTGGCGAAGGCGGTGGCGGCGGACGAGAGGATGCAGGAGGCGAGGGACCGTCGGGTGATGGAACTGACGAGGGTGGTCGAGAAGCTGGACATCTCGGTGGCCCGGATGTACCTCGACAACCGCAACCGGACGGTGCTGACGCGCGACACGCAGGCCGGCGAGTCGGACCCGAACGCCCCGGCGGGCCAGATGGTGACCCGCCCCCGGCACAACAGCGGGGACCCGGCGGAGGAGCGGGAGGGGTTCGTGGACGCCTTTCCAGATCCGAAAGACGCCGTGCCTACCTGAGTTGGCTCGCCACCCCGAAGGAGGACCGCTTCCCGCAGGACGAGGCCCGTTTCCTGGGCATCATCGACTCCAGCGAGACGGAGGCCGTCCTGTTCCGCGCCGAGGCCGGGTTCGCGCAGGAACTCGCCGCCTGTCAGGAGCCGTGGCGCAAGCACATCCCGACGGTGAAGAACGCCGTGAAGCGCAACGCGGAGGACTCCTCGCAGCCGCGCGAGGACCAGTGGTTCTGGATGCAGCGGTTCGAGAAGATGGTGGGTGTGAGCTTCCTCGGCGATGACGACGAGGACAAGTTGGACCTGAGCGAGTGAGGGCGTGATGGGACGCGAGGCGGACAACAACGAGGCGATGCGGATGGCGCAGTTGGAGCGCACGATGGGTCCGACGCGGCCGTTCGAGCACTACCACCACCCCAAGCCGAGCGTGGATGGTTCCGAGCCCAAGGCCGCCGGGTGCCCCAAGTGCGGTGGCAAGCAGTTCCTCACGCAGTTCTGCATCGGATCGAGCAAACTCACCGACGGTGGCACCGGCGGCGGATGCCCGTACTTCGGTGAGCACCTGCACCGGGCCTGCGCGACGTGCAGCTACGGCTGGACCGAGAAGTGCGCGGACGCCGAGCCCGAGGCGAGTCCGCTCGCATGAAGGTCACATGGGAGGCCCTACGCAAGGACCGGGAGCTCTACTTCCGGTCCTGCCTGCGTATCCGCCCCAAGGAGGGTGAATCCCTCGTCCCGTTCGTCATGCGCGACCCGCAGCGCCGCCTAATCGAGGCCATCGAGCACGAACGCCGCCGGGGCCGCCCGCCGCGCATCATCATCCTCAAGTCCCGGCAGGTCGGGTTCTCGACGCTCTCGCAGGCCGAGATCTTCCGCACCGCGCACACCAAGTCGAACCGCATGGCGCTGGTCGTCGCCCACAAGGCCGAGTCCGCCGTCACGCTGTTCGACATGAGCCGCCGGTTCTACGACAACCTGCCGAAGGCCGTGCAGCCGAAGCTCAAGTACAACGCCAAGCGCATCCTGCACTTCAAGGACAACGACTCCAGCATCCAGGTCGAGGTCGCCGGCGAGTCCCGTGGGTTCATGGCGCAGTTGCTCCACGTCTCCGAGTTCGCGTTCGTACCCAAGCAGCAAGAGTTGTTGACTGCCATCCTGCAGACGGTCCCGCGGACCAAGGAATCACTCGTCATCATCGAGTCCACTCCCAACGGCGTCGGCGACGTGTTCCACGAGATGTGGGTCAAGGCCAAGCGGGGGAAAAGCAGTTGGGTCCCGTTCTTCGTGCCGTGGTTCGAGGAGCCGACCTACCAGTTGGACGACGACCAGCACAAGCTGAGGGTCGAGGACCTGTCGGAGCGCGACGCCGCCATGATGCGGACGTACAACCTGTCGCTCGGGCAGATGGCGTGGTACGTCAAGGTGCGCGAGGACGACTGCAACGGCGATCAGGACGTGATGGACCAGGAGTACCCGACCGACGACCAGTCCTGCTTCCTCGCCTCCGGCCGCAAGGTGTTCGACACCGAGGGCCTGCGCCACTACATCGAGGTATCCGAGACGGTCAGCCGCGAGAACCCGGCCAAGGACGTGGAGCTGGACTGGAACCCCGCCGACAAGCGCGGCCCCACCATCCGCGAGGTCAAGGGCGGCCGGTGGAACATCTACGAGAAGCCGATCCCGCGCCATATGTACATCGCGGCGGCCGACATCTCCTCCGGCGACCCCGGCGCCGACCCGACGCCCATCGTCATCGGCAACCAGCACACGCTCGGGCTCGCGGCGGAGTTCTACTCGCGCACCCCGCCGGACCTGCTGTGGCGGCAGGCGCAGACGGCGGGCTATTGGTACAACACCGCGAAGATGGCGCCGGAGGCCAACAACCACGGCATCCTGTTCATCCACGAGATGATGCGCGACCAGTACCCGAACGTGTACTACCGGCGCGTGAACGAGGATTCCGTCGCTGGCAAGGTCAGCGACAAGCCCGGAGTCTGGACCAGCGGATCGACGCGCGAGGCGCTGTACAACCTCGGGCGCCGGTTCGTCCGCGAGCGCTCCGGCATCGTCCACAGCCTGCGGATGGTCAAGGAGTGGGCGTCGCTGCACTACGACGAGCAGGACCGCGTGGACCACCCCAAGGGCGAGCACGACGACCTTGCGATGGCGTGGAACCTGTTCCTGTACGTCCACGCCGGCGGCTACGACCACACGCTCGAGCCGCTGCCGCTTTCGGTTGTGTCACGCGCACCGGACCTGTATCGTGAGGTCCGCAGCCGACAGGCGATGGGACAGAGCATCGACGACATCGACCTGGGCGGCATGACGATGGAGGAGATCGAGCAGTACGACGCGCTCGAGGCTCGCAGACTCGAAGCAAGGATGCGGACAGGTCTGGAGGGTCAGGTGTGAGCACTCAGGCATACGAGGATCTGGACGACCCGCGCCTGAAGGCGTTGAACGACCGCCCCGCGTGCTTCCGGTGCGGGCACGTCATCGCCACGGCCGACCACGGCTGCACGTTCATGCCGGACGACGGCCTGCCGCTCCATTGCCACTACGACTGCATGAACGGCGTGAAGTGGTTCGTCCTCACCGCCGACTACCACCGCGCCGTCACCGGCATCGTCACGGGCGGCCCATCCAAGCGCCTCGGCGCGTTCGGGGATTCCTGATGCCCATCCTCCTGCAATGGACCCTGCGCTGTAAGTGCGGCCACGACAACGGCGTGTTCAACCAGCACGACCGCCCCACGGTGAAGAAATGGCCATGCGGCGCATGTGGGAGTGCCGGGGGACGATGGGTCCGGCTGGAACGCGCGATGCCGCAGGGCATGTTCATGGCCGAGCCCGAGATCCCGCCCCACTACAACACGAGCCTCGGCTGCAAGGTCGAGTCGCGGTCCCACCTGAAGGCGCTGCAGGCGCAGCACGGGTGCATGGACGCCGTGGTGAAGGGTGACGCGAGCAAGACGATGGTGCCGCGCGATCTGGACACCAAGGCCAAGTACTACGATTCGCTGCGGAATCAGGACGCGGCGGGGTTCTCGGCGGTGGACGCACACGGAGGTGCGGAGTGAAGGCAGGCTGGTCGCTCGAGCTCGGCCCAGGACGGGCCTTCATCGCCGACGGCATCATCCACCAGGAGGAGAACTTCTTCGGGCACATGAAAACCGAGGAGGACTTCAAGGGGTGGTTCTTCCAGCGGTTCACGGAGTCCTATCAGGCCAAGAAGCCCGAGCAGGAGCGCCTGAAACTCTGCGAGAAGTACTACTCCGGCTTCCACTACGACACGCCGGCCGCGAACCGCTCGAACAAGGTCACGAACATCTGCTTCGCCACCGTCGAGACGGTCCATCCGGTGATGACCGAGACGAAGCCGCGCCCGGAGATCGTGCCGCGCCAGCAGTTCGGCGACGGGCAGGCCGAGCAGTTGCAGGAGTTCGCCCAGTGGTACATGGACACCGCCGAGTGGACCATGAACCACCACATCGGCACCCGCGTGAAGCTCAAGTACGGCTGGAACACGCACCTCGTCGTGTACGACCCCAAGACCGGCCTCGGCGTGCCGCGCCAGTACAGCGACTTCGACTTCTACAAGGACCCGTTCTCGACGCACGAGGACGAGATGGAGTGGTTCTTCCTCGCCAAGCCGGTCCCGACCGCGCGCCTCATCGACCAGTTCCCGGACAAGGCCGCGGAGATCTTCTCCGACAACATCGCCTCGCCGAGCTACGACGTGCTCGAGCGCCCGTACTTCGACGCCTACGGCTCCTCGGGCGACTACGCAGGGCTCGACGGCATCGTGGCCTCGGCCGCCCGCTTCGAGGGTGACCCGGACTCGCCCGGCCGCGCGCTCGTGTCGATGGACTCCGGCAGCATGGGCAACGCGGGCACCACGTTCCTCATCCAGGGGTTCTTCCGCGACCGCACCAAGCGCCGGGTGCTCTACGGCGGCAGCATCGCCGAGCAGCAGGCGGACGGGACGTGGATGCACACCCCGTCGGCCAAGCCCTACCAGCGGTTCGAGCCGGTGTCGGACTCGGGTTGGCGCGTCGTGCAGATGACCGCCGGTGGGTGCCTGCTGTCGAGCAAGCCGCTCGATCCCGCGTTCCTCGGCATCCCCATCGTCATCGGGCGCGACTACCACCACGAGGGGCGGTTCTACTCGGTCGGCGAGCAGGACCACATCATCCCGATCAACCGCTCGATGAACCGCCGGTACAACCTGCTGAACCGCTCGCTCGAGTACGAGGCGGTCCCGGTGCTGCTGGCCGACAACGACACCGGCATCAACCTCGACCAGCGTTCCGTGGAGCCCGGCGACCTGCTGAAGAAGGCCCGCGGCTCGGACATCTCGTGGCTCACGTTCCAAGGGGCCGGCGCGCACCAGTTCGAGTTGCTGGACCTGGAGAAGCGCGACGCCGACACCATCTCGGGCGTGCATGACGTGCAGCAGGGACGGCGCCCCGAGGGCATCGAGGCCGCGAGCGCCATCCGCAACCTGCAGGACGCGGCGCAGACGCGCATCCGCGGCAAGGAGGGTCCGGCGGGCATCGAGTACGCGCGCCTGCTGAAGAAGTGCCTCGTCCTGACCGCGCGCAAAGCCAAGGGGATGATCCCGTACCGGGCCGCGAACGGCATGATGACGGCCATCGACCCGCAGACGCTGCTGATGCAGTACGACATCCGGTTCGCCGAGGGGACCGGCACGGTCATCTCGCGCCAGATGAGCGAGGAGAAGAACCTGAACCTGTTCGACCGCGGGCTGCTCGACCAGCAGACGACGCTCGAGAAACTGGGCGTCACGAACATCCCGGTCATCATGGCCCGCACGGCGATGGCGGCGCAGGCCGAGGCGGCGGCTGCCGCGGCAAACGCACCGCCCGAGGAGGAGGCAGCGTGAGCTCGAAGGCTGTTGCAATGGTGGCGGCGAAGATGGCATCATTGCGCGCGAAGGGTGGGAGGCGCGAGGTGAAGGCGCAGCGCGCGGCCATCTCCAAGTCGAAGAAGGTCAGGTTCGCACGGAAGGGTGGTGCCAAGTGAGCATGATGGAAGGCGTCCCGGCGCAGTACATGGAGCCCGGCCCGGACCAGCAGCCCCAGACGCTCGGATACCACCTGCAGGCCGCGCTCGCCATCATCTCGGCCGACCGCCAGGTCCTGCCGGACGAACAGCGCGAACTGGCCGGGTTCATCGCGGCCGTGCAGGCGGTCGCCATGCAGAACACGGCGGCCATGCCACAGGAGCAGACCGGCCCCCCGTCCGAGGAGACGAGCGACTTCGGCAGCGAGGGTGGCGGCGAGGACCTTGAGGAGCCCGAATCGGGCGCCGAGTTCGGAGGGGTGTACTGATGGACCTGACTCCCGAGGAGATCGCCGCGCTCGGCACGCAGTCCGACGCGCCCGCACCGGAACCGACGCCCGAGGCGACCCCCGAACCGGCCAAGGAGCCCGAGAAGCAGCCGGACCCCGAGCCGACCCCGGAGCCGGAAGCGGCCGAGGAGGAGGCGGACTTCACGATGGAGGACATCGAGGCCGCCGCGGCCAAGGCCATCGAGGCCGTGCTGGCCCGCGAGAAGGCCGCCGCAGCCGAGAAGGACCCCGACGCCCCGGAGCCCACCGAAGCGGAGAAGCGCGCCGCTGCCCTCGAGGCCGAGGTCGCCGCGCTCAAGGCGCAGGCCAAGGCGCGCGAGGAAGCCGACGCTGCCGCCAAGGAGGCCGCCGATCGCAAGGCGCTCGAGCACTCCGTCGCATCGGCTGCAGGCAAGTACAAGATGACCGACGCCGAGATCCTGGCCGTCGGGAACTACTACGACAACAACCCGGACCTGATCGGCACGGTCGGCTTCGAGGCGGCTGCGCTCCGCGTGCATCCGCACCTGAAGGACCGTCTCAAGGCTCCGCCGCCCACCGCCAATGGCGCTGGCGGTGAGGGTGAGGCAGCCAACGGGTTCATCGCCACGGGGGCCAACGGCGCAGGCGCGCCGCGTCCCTTCAAGCACGACAACAGCAGGCGAGGGTACGACGACATCACGAAGCACGAACTCGCAACCGGAGGGGCTTCGCTGCTCGGTTCGTACCGATAGCCTGTGAGGCCCGCCCAAGGATGGGTGGGCCACATCCAAGGAAGGATGGACGGCGATGGCCTATACCATCAACTGGGACCAGGTTTCCGCGCTGGCCCGGAACAAGCACATCCCGAAGGTCAAGGACCAGTACTTCCTGAGCAACGCCCTGTTCTACCGCTGGAAGGGCAAGCAGAAGTCGTGGTCCGGTGGTCCGACCATCGTGGTCCCGCTCGGGTTCTCGCCCGAAGGCGGCGGCGGCGGCTGGTACTCGGGGACGGACAAGTTCGACACGACCGTCCGCAACCCGATCAAGGCGGCCCAGTACTTCGCCAAGAACGCGCAGGTGACGGTCGCCATCGACTCCGATGAGGAGCTGGCGGTGACGGGTCCCGAGGCGGTGCTCAACCTCGTCGATACGAAGATGAAGATCGCCGAGCGCACCATGACGGACCTCATCGGCACGAACCTGTTCAACGCGGCGACGAACCCGAAGGCCATCACCGGCCTGCAGTTCGCGCTGCCGGACAACATCGTGTCCACGCAGCAGACCTACGGCCTCATCACCTGCGGTGGCGCGGCCGTCTCGGCCGACACCAACGGCTGGTGGCAGCCGAACTCCGACGCGACCGCGTATGCGTGCGGTTCCGGCGGCACGTTCATGCAGGCCGTGGACAACCCCATGTCGAAGATGTGGGGCAAGATCGGGCTGCGCTCGGGTCGCAAGCCGTCGGTCATCGTGTCGAACTGGGGGTCGTGGACCGACTTCCACAACTCGATGGCGAAGAACGAGCGGTACGACCGCCCGCAGCAGAACTCGGAGCTGGCGAAGGCCGGCTTCACGAACCTCATGTACCGCAGCGCGCCGTGGGTCGTGGATGAGCGGGCGCCGCGCACGTCGGACGTGGAGAAGGTGTACCTCATCGACGAGAGCGCGCTGTCGATGTACGTCCACCCGAGCCGCGACTTCCACATGGAACCGTGGCGCAAGCCCATCGACCAGGACGCGCGCATCGCGTACATCTTCCACCGCATGGAGATCTGCTTCGACGAGCGTCGCTCCTCGGGCGTCATCTCGGCGGTCACCACCACCAACGTCCTGACGGGCTAGGGGAGGGGGGCACTCATGGCTGGACAGAGCATCAATCTGGAGACCCCGCTCAAGGTGTACGGCGGGGACGGGACGGTGCTGTACGAGGGCTCGGCGTGGCTCGGCGTGTGCCAGGTGGTGAAGGCCACCACGGCCATCACGCAGGCCGATGCCGTGGCGCTCGATCCGGCGACCTTCCTGCTGCAGGCGGACAACCTCGCGGCCACGGCGACCATCGTGGCGAACGTGCTCGGGTGCCGACCGGCCATCACCACGGGTTCGTATGACCGTGGACTGGTGGGCGTGGCGCTCGGCACGGCGGCGGCCAACGCGCTGTGCGCGGTCGCCGGCGAGGGCAGCATCGTGACGGTCAAGACGGCATCGGCCACCGGCACCATCGGTCGGCATGTGCTGTGCTCGTCCACGGCCGGCTCGGTCACGGATTCCGCGACCGCTCCGACCAACCCGGTGCAGTCGCCCGGCTACACAGTCAAACCCTCGGGCACGACCGGCGGCGTGACGGACACAGGCACGGCGACCCGCCTCGGCATCCTCGTGGCGGTCCACTAGTCAACCATCGGCGAAGGGTCGGGTCCTCCTCCCGTCGCGGGCGAGGAGGTTCCCGGCCCGGAGCCTTGAAAGGGTACGCCGATGCCTCTGTTCCCGATCGCGGTATCGAAGAACTACATCCCTCCTCGCACGCAGCGCGCGTCCGACGGCACCATCTCCATCGACAACGTACTGAGCCAGGGCGTGATGATCCCTTATTTCGCCAACGGCTCGGACATCACCGCCGGTAGCGTCGTGGTCGCCCGGCTCGGCTCCGGCACGCGGGCCAACCCGCTCTCGGTGTCGGACATCACGGCGGTTCGCGCACAGGGTATCGGTGCCCGCAACGAGGTCGGAGGTATCGGTCAGGGCACCGGATACGTCATCGGGGTCGCCGTCGCTGACCACGAGGAGGGCACGCCGGGCCTCGCTGCCAGCTTCGGCAGCGTCGTGGTCGCCAAGTGCGACGACGCATCCGTGGACACCGGACTCGCTACTCCTGGCGGGTGGGTCATCGCCAGCCCCACCGGAGACGGGACGGTCGCCAGCGCGACCTACGCCGACATCCTCACCGGAATCTACGATGGGCTCGTCGTCGGCCGCATCCTCGTCGCAGCCGGAACCAACACAACGACCCGCACCGGGAGCCTCACCTCGGTCCTCGTCCTCGTCCAGCCGCAGGAACCAGGGAGCA